TTTTATTCAAGTCTGTTTGGCGATAGTCACCACACCAAATAATCTTAGAGCGATAACCAACCCTTGTCATAACTGTATCTATCTCTTCGAATGTCATGTTTTGCATTTCATCCACAATAATGATAGCATCATCAAATGACATACCACGAATGAATGATGTAGAAATAAATTCAATATGGCCTTGTTCTTCTAATCTATCCCATGCATCTTTGCGACCAAAAAGGGTGTCGCAGATTTGACGATATGGTTGTTGATAGATTTCCATCTTTTCATTTACGTCACCTGGCAAATGTCCAATCTCTCTTGATTGAACAGCAGAACGCACTACAATAATTTTATCAAATGGATTTGCTTTATCCATTACTTCTTCAATTGCTTTATACAATGCACAGAATGTTTTACCTGTACCTGCTACACCATGAAGTGCTACAAAATAATCTCCACGTTTGTATGCTTCGAAAAATAGTTTTTGATTTTCTGTTAGCGGATCAAAAGTTTTTAAATCATCTAATCTAAGTTTGAGTGTGTTATTGACAGATTTGAGTCTTGGAGTTGATGGAAGTTGAGGTTCAGTATTTGCTACTCTTGATGTAGCAGATTTTCTTGCCATGGGAGTCCTTTTACTTGTTGTATGATGTATCCCCATATTAGAACGTGTTAATGTTTCCTAAAGGATGCGCTTCTTTAGCCTTTGCAAGGACTTCTCTAAATCCATTGTCTGGCTTACGTAAGCCCAACCTAATAGGATCGCCTAATGATGGGGCGCCTAGCATAACAGATTCATAGTGAGGATTTTGTTCTAAGAATTCCTCTCTATCAGCAATTTTAAAAAGTCTTTCGATTATTTCGCCTGTCTCACGATGGCGAAAGTTGTATGTTGGCATTCTTTACTCCGTATGAGAACCACTCTGGTGTTTCTCTGTTTTTCCATTTTGCAAAACTACTCTTATCATGTATATAGTAGTTTTGATACGAACGAATAGAATCATTCGTCACTTTATATATGTCTGGCATCGCAGGCGTAGGTTCGGTGAATGGAATGTCAGCAATGTTCTCTGGAGGCATACAAAGATATTTTGCATATTTTTCACATGCATGATGTTTGCCATATCGATGTGTATACTCGGCCAACAGGTGAGTCCACATCTGATACAGCCACATATAGTTTTGTTTGCTTGCACGAACCCATAGATTTGACGGATGATTAACGTGTGATGCTTTCATCAAGCCATATTCAATGATTTCGTTTTTCATGCGCCAACGTTGAATGTTACGATTATTTGAAGTCTTGTCTATGTATTTGTCACCATCAAGAACACGGTGTGCAGTAGACATGAGTTGTGCATACTCAATAATCATTTTGACAACGTGCTTGTCTAAGTGCATTTCAGCACAGACTTTTGGTTCGTGATTAAGATAAAAGATGTTCATATAAAATTCATTGAAATTGAAATTCTGTCTTTTTCATTAGTTCCATGTTGAACCATGTGCCTTAGATATGATCTAAAAATTAAAAGCATACCTTGTTTAGGTTCATATGAACATGTAGGACTATTAAATTTAGTTGAGTTCACGATATTTTTTGGCATCATCATATCAGGTTCATTTGGACTTTCAAATACTATATTACCACAACCAACGGGAGAAGTCAAGTAATATGCACAAGAAAAAATAGAATTGTTGTGTACGTGATACTCTTGGTAGTTATTTTTATCAGCAATGTTTACCCATGCATTCAATGGTGTATACATTGCCATTGAACCAAATGATTTTGAATATTCTATTACATGCTTATTGATTTTATTGACTAAAGGAAAAAAGGTTTTATCCTTAGTCAATTCATAAACACCAAAAGTATTGTACATGTTTCCTAGCCATCCTTTTCCTCCTGATGGGATATTTTCTTTATTAGTCTGAATGTATTCAGCCCAAGTATCGTTTTGTTCTTTGGGGAACAAATTTTCAACCCTATAGATGGCAGTAGGAAACCATTCATCAATCAATCTATTTTCTCCACAATTACTTTATCGCCTTGGTCTGTACCAAACGACATATTATCATAGTATACACGAACTAAACCCTTTCGTGCAAGTGAAACACAGGTAATACATGCACCAAAGTAATTTACATTTTCGGTAATATCTTCAATACATTGACTTGGCACACCTTCAGCACGGGATAACATTTCTGTCATCAATACAATGTCTTCCATACCATCATTAAATTCGCTATCACCTTCATCGATGATTTCCATTAATGTTTGCAGATTTTCATTAGATAACTTCTTAAAGAATTTACCCAATGAGGTGTATGGATTTCTCATTAGCATCTTTGCTACTGATTTTGTTACTGGCAATAGTTTATCTGATTCAATAATCTTTTCCATGCAGGGATGTGAGTTCTCAAAATCAATTGGGTTTTCCATTTAGTTTTCCATGTTATAATAAAAATCATTAATATATCTTTCACTATCGCCTAGTCTATGCATGTCGGATGAAGTTCTAATCCTAAAATTTTCTGGCAGAGAAGTTATAAAACTATTTGTACTATATCTCGCACCACTAATAACTTCTTTCACTTCATGCACCCAAAATGGATCCGCAGGAAAAATTAATGCATCTCCAGTTTTAAGTTCGACATTATATTTGCCATTAAAAAATGAAAATTGTCCTCCAGTATAGTCTTCATTTAAATTGAATGTGCAACTGGCGTGAACAAAATGATCCCAATCTATATGAGGATGAATCCAACCACCAGGTTCATATTTTAATAGTCTATACATATGCGAATATTTCAAAACATTCTTTAATGCATGTGTGTGAAACATTTTTTTTGATTCCAAATATTCAAGCCATTGTTGAATTAGGTTTTTTGTTGCAGAATGAATTATATCAAAGTTTTTTGTTCTGGGATTTAAACAAATTCGCTTGAAGGTAGATTGTGTTGGGTTTCCAGTAATTGCATGAGTACAATTTTCATATTCAAATTTATCTTTTTCTTTTTCATACTCGGAAATTAAAGATGAACATTGATCTTTAGTCAACGCATTTCTAACTATCAATAAGGAATCTTTATAATTTATTTCCATTAAATCTCCACGTATTTTAGTTTAAAGTCGTCAGCACGATTTTCATAATTAATATATCCACGTGGATTGCAAACAACCCTAGTAGTACCAACCATGTAGTCAAATTCTTCGTGCGTATGCCCATGAGTCCACAATTTAATTTGAGGATGATTCAAAATGAATTGATCCAACCGGCTACTGTATGCACCATTCACAATCACTTCGGTTTGATATCGTGGATGCGTAGATGCTTTGCTAGGTGCATGATGCCCAACAACAACATACTTGTTTGGATTCATGCTTGCAAGCATAGCAATAGTCACTTGAATGTATTGTAACATTTTTTTGTGATCTTGTACAGTATCTTCTGGCAAGAATTTAGCAGGACGTTTATGAAACGTAGGAATCTGAGTGCCTTCTTCATTCACATTAAATGTTCGGTATGAAACCATTTCGGAATTACTATTTTCAATAACACGAAAATCATTCATCACACCACGAATGTGTGCAAGTGTAACAGGGTCTTGTGCGTTCATGTCAGTCCACAATGTACCGCCAATAAATGTTACGTCATCAATTGTCACATGCTCTTTATCAAGAATATGTAAGTTCTCAATGTGCCCAAGATAGTTTCGCAGAATCGTAAACGTTTCAGCATAGTCACCATTGTAGTGTTCATGGTTACCAGCAATGTAAATCACTTTAGGAAATTCAAATGTGCAACGTTTAAAGAAATCAACATAACGTTGACTTTTACCACTTTCTACAAGTCCATCAGATTCACGAAAATCTGCGGCAACGCAAATATCGCCAGACAGTATTAATACGTCAGCGTTTTCTTCGTTCTTTAAAATCAAGTCACCAAATTCAAGGTGAACATCGGATGCAATAGCAATTCTCATTTTTACTCTCAATCTGTATGAGGTGGGAGAACATATTCTTCACAATAAAATTTCAGTTTACGAATAGTCTCATTTACATCTTTATGCAGTATAGTAATACCGCCAGCGGCACCAAACGAATCAATTACATCTGGTGTATCATCCACCAATATGGTTGTGGATTTTGCGTATTCAGCTTTTAATTTACGCCCAGGTACAGTATTTATTTTAAATTCTATTCCACGTTCGCAAAGCCATTGTGTCTTTTGAATTGTCACTTCAGTATGATACTTCATTCCACCACTTGAAGTCAACATTTCAATTTCAATGTTTGGTATAGTTCGCACGTAAGCAAGCAATTCTTTTCCACCTTCGTACCAATCTAATGTAGCAAAGTTTTCACCTTCAATGAATTGAATCCAGTTACCAGAAAAGTTTTTTCTATCTCTAGATGAACCAGGACTTTCGCCAAAGAGTTCGATGTAACGTTTTTCAAAGTTACATAGCACACCATCCATATCTAGATAAAGTTTACTCACACCCATATAATAAATCCAATAACAATCATAATCACAAGATACTCCATAAGAGTGAAATGTTGAATTAGTTTATAAAACCAATTGTATTGTAACAATCTCTCATATATGCTAAATTTCATTCTGACATTCTCGCAAT